TTTTTAGTTTTCTTTTTACTACCAACACCACCAGCACTAAGTTTTAATCTATTTATTTTCATACTTACCTCACCGTATATATGTTTAAATAATCTTTTTTACCCTTTACTTTTATAGGATCTAATAATTTTAACTTAAAATCGCAACTTTTTTTAGTATTTTCTCCTATTAATAAATCTACGCCTACTTCTTTAGTTGCTGACTCAAGTCTAGCAGCAGTATTAACGGCGTCTCCTATAGCACTATAATCAAACCTCGTATCGCTACCCATGTTACCTATAACAGCTTCACCAGTGTTAACGCCTATACCTATTGATATAGGTTCGGGTAATTCTTTTTGTAACATACGTATACCAGTGCGTATATCCTGAGCACAAGTGATAGCTTTTAACTCATGATTTTCTAACTCTAGAGGTGCGTTAAATATAGCCATGCATGCGTCGCCTATGAACTTATCTACCATACCCCCATGTGCTTGAATGCATTCTACTTGTACGGTAAGTACTTTATTCATTATTTCAGTAACTTGTTCAGGAGGCAGTTTTTCACTTAGGTTGGTAAAACCTCTAACGTCAGTGAATAAAAACGTACATCGTCTAGTTTCACCACCAAGTTTAAGTAAATCAGGATTATTTTGTAGTTGTTTTACTTGTCGTGGATCAAGGTAGTGTTCAAACTGTTTTTTAATTAATAAACGTAATTTGTATTGTTCTCTAAACCTAAGGTAAAAAGCTACCGCTCCACTAATAAACTGACTTATAAGCGTCCAAGTAACGTCTATAAGCAAACCCTTACTAGTTAAATAGTAGCCCCCTAAAGCCGTTAGAGAAGCCGTAAGGACGCTTAATACTAAGCCCCACGTTATGCCTAGGTAAAATAATAAAAACCAAACTAACGCTACCGTTACAATTAAAATCAATAACTCTGCAGCTAAAGCCCAGTCAGGTATGTAGGGGCTATTTTGTATTAGTATACTTTCGGCGAGTGCTGCTTGTATTTTATGTGGTTCTAATAATCCAACAGGAGTAGCTACCTGTGGCATCACACCGTTAGCTGTTATACCTATAAAAACAAACTTGCCGTTTACGTTCATCTCTTTAAGGTCAGTTTGTTCTGTTTCTACCCAACTCACCCATTTACGACCTAAACTGTCTGTTTTAACTGGCGGTAAACCTCTGACCGCTATTTCTTGTATACCATTATCATTAGTAGTTATTATGTAAGTAGGAGTATTAGTAAGAATTTTTAAAACTTGAGTCCCAAAAGAAGCTGACCAACCATCAGGCGTTTTTAACAACAGGGGAATCCTCCTAACTAATTGATCAACTTCTACGGGAGCTATAGCCATACCCTGTAAAACATCATCGTATGCTTTATAGTTTTCTTTTACTCCACTAACTGATATACCGCCTACATCTGAGCCTTTAATAACTGTACCTGTAGTTTTAGGGTAGATATTATTAGAAGTTTCAAAAGTTGCTAATACACTAGGTGCGTAAGTTAGCGAAGCAGCAAACCTGCTATCACCACCTAGTCTATCTGCTTGCGGAAAAGATATAACCCAACCGACACCTAGAGCACCTTTACCTAATATTTCTAATTGTATATCTGCTAAACGTTCTCTAGGTAGTGGGTAACCACCCTCACGTTCTATATCTTCTTCAGTAATATTAAGTATTGTAAAATTACCACTAGGCTCAGGGGTTTTTATTAAATAATCAAAAGTTTTTAATTTTAATACTTCTGTTGGTACACTCTGGAATATTAAAGGTAAACTAATTAATATGATTAAAGGTAAGATTAATTTTTTCATATCAGCTACTTTGTGTTATAGTTATTGTAGAATCACCACCACCGTTAATTTTAACTGTGTTTGACACACCATCTTGTATAAATATCACGGTGTAACTACCCTCAACGTTTAAATCTACTCTAGCACTTTCACTTACTTTTCTGCGTAAACTTATAACTTGACCTGTAACTAAAGTAGTTATTTGTGTATCTGGATCTTTACCTATCAAAGTACCAGTTACATTTATACCTGTCGCTAAAGCTAATTTATCTTCTTCTTCTTTTACAGCTAAAACATCAAGTATGTCTAACAGATCCTCTAAAAAATTTACATCTAAATAATTTATATCAAGCTCTGTAAACTCTAAACTGTTGTCATCTAAAAAATCTTCAGCTAAGTAATCTATATCTAAATCATTAAAATCTAAAAAACTGTTTGAACTAACTGAAGTTACTTGTTCATCAACTAGTTGTTCTTCTTTAGGTGGGGTCACTATTAACATATTGTCAATAATATCTAAAGTTAAATCTAATATCACTGGTTTACTAGGGGCTGATTCAAAAACATCAACAGTAGTAGCCTGATACGGTTTATTTAATAAAACTGTGCCCATAGCAGTAACTACTTCTATCTCGCCACTAGACAAACCTAAAGCATCTGGGAGAAGTATAATTAAACTTCTGCCTAGCTCGTCAACAGTAGCTGTAAAATCTGTCCCACGTATGGCTATATTTGCTGTGGGTGTTTTGAGTTTTATGTTTTGTTTATCTATACGGTTTAGATTACCAGTTATAAACCTAGCTGTGCCTAAACCAAAAGTTAATGCCATTTTAGCTTTACTAGGATCTGGATCGTATATGTATTCGTCAATTAATAATTGACTGTGTTCGGTTAGTCTAACTATAGATTTGTCTAAAAAAGTTATAGCCATGCGACCATTAGTCGTAATAGCTTCGTCATTGCTTTGTATAGCAAATTTTAAGTCAGGTGTATAAGGCTTATCCCTAACTATACGGGCACTACCTTTTAGTTCTGATACGTCTCCTATATCAACAGCTTGTGCTTGAACCTTGATCGTTTTGAATAACGCAAACAGTACCGTTATTACCGTTAGAAATAATCTTGAGCCAGTCATTATCTAGTGTACTCGATTGTGTAATGTTAAAAGTTCTACTATTACCAGTTTGATCTAAGTAAAAGTAACCACCTGCATAACCAGAACCTGTAAAGTTTACAGTGTTACTATCTCCGTCAACATCAACATAATTAGTAGCACCGTCGTAATTTATATCAAAATCAAATGTGTTGCCGTCACCTTGTATAATCCAATCTAAATCAAGAGTTGCTGCTAGTGCACTCGTACCGTGATCTAAAGTAAAAGTGTTGGTGCTACCTGTAACATCAACGTTGTAGTTTGAACTATCAATACCATAAGTATTAGTGGGATCGCCTTGTATAGTAAAAGTATTACTATCCCCGTCAAATTCAAAAAAGCCTGTTATACTGTCACCTAGTATATCTCCTAAGAATTTATTTGTGTCACCTAATTGATTTATATCAAGTGTTAAACTTATCCCGTCTAAATCTAAAGCAGTTAAACTGCCTGCTGCAGAATTTAATCCACCTATTATATTTCCAGAACCTAGTTGTTCTAAATCTATATTAGCTGTTGCTCCACTCTGGTCAACATATATTTCATTATCAGCCCCGTATGTTGTCAATGCAGTCAGCATCACAATCAGGCTTATCAATATCGATTGCTTCATATTTTTCCTCCCAGAAACCTTTATCATAACCTATTTTTATGATTTCTAAAACTCCGCTCTCTATAGCTCTTAAAAGTGCTAGTGTAGTAATTTCGTTTTGAGTGTCACCCATTTCTATTTCTACTAATTCTGTGCCTGCTTCTATAAATCTAAAAACATCTTGAGATTGACCATAACTATATATTTCTTTACTTATCAATACATCTATAAGAACTTCGCCCGTAGCTACACTAACCATACGTAAGGATATAGTTATATTATCTATTCTGTATAATTTACTAGTTCCTATACCTAAATATCTAGCTCCTATACCTCCACTCTTAATATTAGTGTCGTAACCTATTACTGCACCCTCCATTAAAACTCCAGCAAATAATAAAGGCATTAACGGTTTATTACCATCTTTATCTTCATTTTGTTCTCTAGCTGAACGTATTAATTGTCGCTCTTTAGTTAAATTATCTAATCCTACTCTTTCAGCCACTCTAAAAAACTTACCATTAGAGGCATTTTTTAACGAACGTATTAGTAAGTGATTAGGTGCTTGAGTTAAAGCTGTACTAAACAAAGCAAACTCGCTATTGCTTTTTCTTTGACCAGTTTGATCTGTAAAAGCGGTTGGGTATACAGCAACTACTATAGGTGTTTTAGGTTGAGAAACCTTTAAAAGCTCAACTGATTG